CGCGACGCACGTGACACACGCGTTGTTTTACGTGTACGTGTTCGCAGCATAGGTTTTACGTGTTCGCAAATAAAAGTCTTGCATGGGTTATATTTTCTGCAATAGTCGGTTCTACTTATTAATAATCAACCAAAGGAATATATATGACACCTGTAACCGAATTAGAAACCGCTGAGATCGACGCTTTGATCTACCATTATGGACGCATCAGGGAGCGAATCGCTAGTAATGTCACGGCTATGGAGCGACTGTTGTCGTTACAAAGCGAGCGTGATAAACGAGTAGCAATCCTTAACGACGAGGTATCAGCGATATGAGTATGACGACGTTATTTGCGTTAGCCATGATCTTATTGATTGGCTTTGCGTTCCTGTACTACGAGAAAGGCGACCGATGAAGATCACGATTGAACACTACGATATTAAAACGAGTTGGGAAGCGAGTGATGAGCAGACTTTAGACGACGTCAGGGACGCGATTGATAGACTGCTTGGTATAATCGGTTACCAAACGGACAACTTAAACGAAGAAGATAATGACGAACTATGAAACGACCACTAGTATTCCTACCTACGTCTCTTTGTGCAGCGGGTACGACGGAATCGGAATTGGACTTAAACGAGCTATTCCAGGACTTAGAACTATCGCTCACGTGGAGATCGAAACCTATGCAATTGCAAACCTTATCTCGAAAATGGAAGCGGGACTATTGGATGCGTGTCCTGTGTTCACGGATCTCAAGCAGTTTCCGTATGAGCAGTTACGTGACCGAGTTACCATCTTGTCAGCAGGATTTCCTTGCCAGCCATTCAGCTCCGCAGGGAAACGACGAGCAACCGAAGATGAGCGACACTTGTACCCATACATCGCAGATGGAATTACCGCTATGCGACCACGATATGTCCTCCTTGAAAACGTCGAAGGAATCATCTCAGCTAAAACAGCAGACGGAGAATCGGTACTTAAATATGTCCTCGGAGACTTGGAAGAAAGAGGTTACCGCTGTACGTGGGGAGTATTCAGCGCGTCTGAAACGGGCGCTCCACACCAAAGGAAACGAGTGTTCATCTTGGCCTACTCCGCAAGCCTCGGAAGGGAAAGCAAATCGACATCGGGACAACCCAAATGCGAAAGGCTCACAAAAGTGGCTAACCACGACAGTGATGGACAACTGGCCTACACCACGAGCGGGGAATCCAGGCAGTCGCAAACCAGGAACGGGGGGCAAGATATTGGCGGAGGAAGCGAAGAAGAATTGGGCGACCCCAAACACGATGGATCACCTACCGCCAAAGACGGGGGAAGCACTCGCTCGGAACAAGAAGAAGGGCGGATGCAAGAACCTACGGGAAGATGTGAACAATCCGCAAATGAATTGGCCGACTGCAAGTGCGAGCGACACGGAAGGCGGGACACAAGCGGATCGAGTGGAGTGGACGGAAAAGGGTGCAACTCTTCGCAAGAAGAACAAACCGCACATGACTTACGGAGCGAAGCTAAGGGATGCTGTGGAGAACCACGAACACGCTGGCCCGCCCGCCCCGGAGAAGAGCAGTACGAGTGGGAAGAACCACGGGTCACCGAAGCTCAATCCGAATTGGGTGGAGCAGTTGATGGGCTTACCCATCGGGTGGACAGACTTAGGCTCCTGGGCAACGGAGTCGTCCCACAAACCGCAGAACTAGCGTGGAAGACTTTATGGAGGAAGATGAATGAAGATAACCATTAGTCATAGCGAGGTTACTCTATCCGCAGAGATCCCCGAAGGGAGCGACATCGGACAAACGCTCAGAGCAATCCGCGTACTGCTGGTGGGCGTGGGATTTCATTCCGATTTAATTAACCAATTTTTCAATAAAGAGGATGAGTAATTTGCCAATCATTATCTGCATTTTTAATAAACAACTTAATTTGTCGTGCAGATACCAATGACTTTAACACGGATAAATGAAGAATTTTAAGGGCTACCTTTCGGTGGGCGGTATTACCGCGCCAGGACAACAGAAACCGTATGGGACACCTCCGCGTCACTCGGCGGGAGGGGTAGCTCTGTTTTTATAATGCAAAACGATGATACATTCGAGGTATCTGATTGGGATCACTTCTTTGCTAATTGGCCAACTAGGGAAGAGGTCAATAATGGATGGCATCAGTTTTGGGGGAATAATCAATTACTCAGAACATATAGGGATAAATCAGGCAAGAACCTCAAGGATAGGGATGGAAACATCTTGATTACTCGCTCAACCACTCCGCGACAAATGCCCATCGGTAACACGGTTTCGGACTTTATGAATTATGCAAGACCCAAGAGATCAAATTATACACGAGACTAAGGTCTTACTCCATCGTTGGGACGCGGAATGCGACTTGGATGAGATAGGCATCGCAAAGGCAGTAATGCTTGGGATTAACGATTGGCTGGAACGCGAGGTGGCTGAGTTTGATTTTGAGATCGAGTTTGAACTAGAGGAGGAGGAAGAAGAATGAACATATATAAGGCTACAGGTAAATCTTTGGAGAGTTGGCCACAATGGGTGAGTCGTTTAATCAAGGTTAATCAGGAACTCCGCGAAGAGATCGCAGATTTAAAGGCGGAGATTAAAAAGCTCAAAGATGACAAGTGAGTCAGCGAGTACCACCGGGTTGGAATCCGATCTTTTGGAAAAAGTACGGAAGAGCGATTCCCGAATCAGTACAAGAATTACCACGGTGCGACTTGAGAAAGTTGGGTCCCCCATGCTTGAAATTATCCCAAGAGACATTGGAACGGATCAAGAGGGATGGGCAATTGGTAAAGAAGAAATCCCGTGCCAAACGCTCGAAGACGCGATCGTGATCGGATTGGAGATATTAGCTAGGGGATAAATATTTATGGAAGATATAATAATTAAAGTTGAGCAATGGCACATAGAGCGGAACCTAATTAAGGGTTCTACTGATAAGGATCAAGTGTTGAAGTTAATGCAAGAACTTGGTGAACTAAGTGACTCGGTTTGCAAGGATGAATGTATGCTTGATGATATCGGGGATATATTGGTCATATTGATTAATATATGTACCCGAAATAATGTCACACTAGAGGACTGTTTGCTCACCGCATACCGGGATATCAAGGACAGAAAAGGCAAGATGGTTGATGGTGTGTTCGTAAAAGATGGTAATTAATCTCCAGCCCGATGAGGTACAGGTCTGTCAAATGGTTGGACGGATGCGTAGCCTCATTGCCCGTGGTAACGGGGTGCGTGATGCGAAGATGGGAAACCACGATGGTGCGGAAGCGGATGTGATGGGCATGATGGCGGAGTATGGATTTGCCAAGCAGATGAATACATTTCCCGATCTTGGCCTTACTCTAAGGAGTGGGTATCGAGTTCATGTCGGAGCTATAAATTCATTAAAGAATTTACTAAGATGTAAAGAACTAGGTGCTGAGTCATGTGACGGAACGGGATGGTTTCGTGGCCCTAAAATGACAGATACCTTGCATCGATATTTTAAAATCCAATCAGGGGAAGAGAAATTACCTGAGCAAATAGAACTATGCCTAAGTTCACCTACGCAGATGAGATAGACGCGAACTTTGGTATTCCGTGGACAGATGATCTGCGGTTTAACAAGGGCGAGTTAGAGTGTGCGTTATCCAATGAGGAGGTTGATGCGTTACCACAGGATCGTGCAGAGATGCTTAGTCGTTTACTCATCGACCAGCCTAATAGTGAGATTGAAGACCCGATCCAATGGGGTTGGACACTACCTGGTTGGCGTAGGGTGATGGATAATTGGAAGGATACAAAGATTCATGTCTGTCTCGGCGGAAATAGGTCGAGCAAAACGATGTTCGCTTCTCGGATGTTAGTACACTTAGCCCAATCTATTCCCGAAGCTGAGATTCGTTCGATGCATGTTACCGAGGAGCGTTCGATCTCAGATGCACAGAAGTATATTTGGCAGAACTTACCAGCCCGATACAAGCGTGCAAAGAAGAAGAGTGAGAACCATAGCTTGCAATACAATCAGAAGAATGGATTTAACTCGGCTAAGGCAATCCTTCCACCAACCGCTCCGGGTGCAGAGCGTGGAAGTACGATATACTTTAATAATTATAGGCAGTATATGGCAGACCCTCAGATATTCGAGGGCTGGTCTGCACACGCAATTCACCTGGATGAAGAGGTTCCCGAAAGTATATTCAATACATTGCTCGGAAGAACGGTGGATTACCACGGACGATTAATCCTTACCTTTACGACACTTCAAGGTTGGACACCATTGATCAATAGTTTACTCAAGGGTGCAGAGACGGTTAGTACGAGGTATTCAGAGCTACTAGATCGCGAAGTTCCAACCGAACAAATTTGTGCGAATTGGCCGAACTGTAGGATATACTATTTCCATACAGATCAATCCCCTTTTATAGATGGACAGGAGTTGATTCGCACATACTCCAAACAACCATTAGAGGTGAAGTTGGCCCGTCTCTATGGCATACCGTCCAAGGCAATGGAGGGGCGTTTTCCGAAGTTTAATCGCGAAACGAACATTGTCCCACACGAGAAGATCCCCTTCATTGCCGATCCTTCTTTGGCTTGTACCCGCTATTTCGTATGCGACCCTGGCGGGAGCAAGCCGTGGGTGGCAATATGGGCGGGAGTTATGCCGGATGGGCGGATATACATTTACCGCGAGTTCCCCGATAGTACGATGGGGCAATGGGCTTTACCGCATACAAATGCATTGGGTAAGAGTGTGGGTAAGCCTGGACCCGCACAGCGTCCACTTGGGTGGGGTTACGAAGATTACCGAAACCACTTCGAGGATTTAGAGGATGGTGAGGATATCTTTGAACGCATTGTCGATCCCCGCATGGGTGCGGCCACGGTACGGACAAAAGAGGGGGAGAGTAACATCATCAACCAAATGGCTAACCTTAACTTTGTATTTCGTCCCGCACCTGGTGTGGATATCGAGGCTGGTATTGCTAAGATAAATGATGCGTTATCATGGGATGATACCGAGCCTATGACTTCGGGTAATTGCCCAAAGCTCTATGTATCAGATAGATGTGACAATACTATTACTTCGCTACTTGAGTATAGCGGGCAATCCCGTACCGAACATTTTAAGGATCAGATAGACTGTATCCGCTATTTATTGATTAGTGGAGCAGATCATATATCACAATCCAGCCTACGGTGTACCGGTGGTGGTGGATATTAGATTGACGAGTCAAGCACAAAGAACTACATTAAGCTACGCATGCATAATTCCTCAGACCCGGAGCTTTTATTCGTCTCCAAGGAACCCGATATCAATTATCTGCGGGATACTTACCGTGAAACACAGTCGGACCTTGGTGAGTGGATAGATCGTAGACAACGCGACTACGATGTCCGTAATTGTATATGGGCGGGAAAGTCCAATGATTTTAAGAAGCACTCCGCTGATAGTCAGACAGGCGAGGTATTTCCTTGGGATGGAGCCAGCGATCAAGAGATTCGCATGGTGGATAACCAGGTAAACAAATGCGTGGCAATGTCTTTAAACGCGATCCGCCAAGCACATTTGGTCGCAACTCCTGTAGAGTCTAACGATATCGCACGGGCAAATGTAATATCTATGTTTGTTCGTTGGTTGGTTAACTCCAAGATGGATGATTTTTATGAGCAAGTAGAACTCGGACTTAATCACTTCTTTGAAAAAGGAATGATGGTTCATTATGTGTACTACGAGCAACAAGACCTAAAGCAACAGCAGTCCATCAAACTAGATGAGATTGCAATGGCTCTTCCACAAATTGCAGAAGCTATTGGCGATGGCAGTATGGATGAGGAGTTATCTGCGGCTATAGCCGAGCAGTTCGATGTCTCAAAAACAAAGGCACGAGCAATGCTTAAAGAGTTGCGCAAGGAGGGAGAAACCACAGTCCCTGTCCTCCGTAGGGTTGTAAGTCGTCCGCGCATCAAGGCACTTGCACCTGACGAGGATGTTTTTTGGCCGAACTATACCATCGATCCACAAGAAGCTCCCTATGTATTTCATGTGTTAAACATGACACCAGAACAATTGCGTGCAAAGATACATACCGAGAATTGGGACGAGGAGTTTGTGGAGAAAGCAATCGAGTCTGCTAATGTGGGCGAGAATGATGTGTATACCCACAACCTTAGCTTACAAGATGAGATACTTCGCGATGATGACGAAACCATCCGTATCGTATATTGTTACCAGCGTTTACTCGATGAGGATGATGTGCCTGGTATTTACTGTACAGTATTTTGTAACGAAGTAGCCGACCTCTATGCCAAGCATACCCTTATGGATTATGGTCATGGTGGATATCCCTTTATTGTAAGTACTTACGAAAAGACATCCAAACGATTGTACTCCTCCCGCTCAATTCCCGAAGTTGGTGAACCATTCCAACAGGTAACCAAGGTTGAGTACGATGCATCGATTGACCGTCAAAGTTTAAGCACAATCCCACCAATAGAACATCCCCTTGGAAGATCCCCATCAAAGTGGGGTCCGGGAGTTCGTATTCCTTATCGTACACCTGGAGAGATTCGTTTTGCGGATACTCCACGCTACGATGCTGGTTCCGTGGAAGTTCGTAGATTAGTACAGGAAATGTTTGATCGTTACATGGGTAACAATGCACCGGGTGTCGATCCTGTAGAGTCGCAAATTAAGCAACAACATTTTATCAATAAAGTACTTCACCATATGAAGTATGTAATGGATCAAGTCTATAGCCTGTACCAACAGTATGGACCGAACGAAGAATACTTTCGCGTTACAGGTGTACAGGATATGCAGAAGTACGCAAAGGGTAGGGCGGGAGAACGCTTTGATTTTTATATGCAGTACGATGTGGCCACCCAAGACCCTGAGCAAATGCTCGAACGGGTAAAGACGATTGGTCAAATATCATCCACAATGGATAAGAATGGAGTGGTGGATACCGAACAACTCCTATCACTTGCAATCGGACAAGTCATGCCTGGTGCGGCAGAGAAGATTATCTTACCCAAGGAAACTGCCACACAGAAAGCAGTCGAGGAAGAGCGTCAAACCATAGCCGAACTTGCGGCTGGAGTACCACCCAATGTGCGTGAGAACGATGCACACGAAATGAAACTCCAAGTATTCCAACAATGGTTACAACAACCTGACATCCAGCAAAAAGCCCAACAAGACCCGGCAATGCAAGAGCGTATTAAGACATATATGCAACAGCGCCAAATGCAGATTCAGCAAAAACAAAACGCTACGATTGGCAGACTAGGAGCCGCCCCCACACAATTTGGACAAACATCTAGTGCCGCATGAGCATAACTCATCGTGGAGAAAGATTCTCAGGATATAATAAACCTAAGCGAACTCCTGGTAAGTCTAAAAAGTTTGCCGTACTCGCTAAGGAAAAGGATACGGTTCGTCTTGTACGCTTTGGAGATCCAAACATGTCCATCAAAAAGAACATACCCGCACGGCGTAAATCCTTCCGAGCGCGACATAAGTGCGATGAAAAGAAGTCTAAACTAACCGCTGGCTATTGGTCATGCAAGAAATGGTAATATGATCAAACGGAAAAAATACCACGAAGTAAATGCCGAAGAAGCAATTAACGCACTTACCTTCCTCAAGAACGAACCACACTTTAAAAAGTATATCGAGGTACGCGAAGCAATGCGGGAGGAAACTATCCGCGAGCTACAGAATCGCAAGAATATCGAGAACCAAAATTTACACTTTCACTTCACAGGAAAGCTCGAAGCAATCGATGAAGAGTTAGATAATTTCTATAGCTTGTAATTGTTCATACTATTAAAGCCCTCACGGTTAGGGGTAGCCGTGGGGGCTTTTTCGTTGCCTCTGTAACTACATAAGTCTATATTTTGCTACACTAGGCTACTAGCCTTGTTGACTTATGGAAACATTAACCAAAGAGGTTGTCTCGGAGTCCTCTGAAAATTCCGTGGAAAATACAAACGCAAGTGAGGGCAACCTTTCGATGGCAGAATTTGCAGATCAGTTACTGAAAGGCAAGCAACCACAGGAAGAATTACCCGAACTTACCGAAGAGACAGACGAACCCGCTGAAGAAACTGCGGAGCCTACAGATGTCTTAGAGGAAAATTCACAGTCTGTCGAAGAGGAGCAAGTGGAGGAAGAGGAATCTTCGCCGCCCGCAGAACCTTCGGAAAATGTTCTTTCAAAGTTTAATATCGACCTGGATAACTTATCCGAGGATGAGTCACGAGATCTCGCAAAGGCGCTGAATGCATCTGCCGTCAAGCGATTTGGAAGACTTACCGCTCAGAAGAAAGCACTACTCGCAGAGAATGCGGAACTGCAAGCTAAGGCAGAAGAAGCCCAGCAAGCACCCGCAAGTGTCGAACTACCTGAGTTCCTCAAGGATAATGCCTTTCACAGCATTAATGACGCTCAATCACTACAGAAAGAAGTCGAACAACTTACCACCCTCTTAGAGTGGGTAGATGAGAATATCGACAACGAAGTAGAGTATGATGATAGCGGTAATGAATATGTGGTGAAGGATGGGGATACGACTTACACTAAGTCTGAATTGCGCCGCATAAAAGCAAGCGCAA